AATATATAATAAAATTAATAAAATAAAAGGCCGAGGCCGAAGCCCCGGTCTTTTAATATAAAGTGTTTACTTCATTAACATAAAGTTGTTAGCACCTTGTACTACTAAACATCTTTCTGATAACATGTGGATTTGCATTGCATCTAAAGCAGATGTAGCAGCTCCAACAGAACCAGTAACCCAAGTCTTCATTCTTCGGTTGTCAGTTTGTGAAGCTCTAAATCTAACATGTAAGAAAGGTCTCTTAAGGTTTTTACCTAACATTTGGTCATAAACAGTTGAAGTACCAGCTGGAATAATGACACCTCTAATAGCTTCAGCAGCGTTAGCATCATTAATAGATCCTCTAGTAGCTTTGTCGTTTAAGTATCTAAAGTCAGACTTGTAGAAGTCATAAGAACCTCTTCTGAATCCAGAGAAACCTAAGTTAAGAGCCATATCCTCAGAGTTGTCGAATACTCCGTAAGAAGTACCACCAGCTCCGTAAGAGTTCATTGAAGCTAGCATGTCATCCATAGCTAGAGACGTAGCTCTATTTACAAACATCATGTTTTCTTCGATAGCACCTTGCTTGTCAAACTCTGCTAAGATAGCGTCAAACTCAGCTAAATCAGTAGCAGCGTTAACTCCTGTTACACCTGAAGTAGTATTACCTCTATCAGCGATAGCAGCAAATAAACCTTCAGTACCAAACGCGTTACCGTTACCGTTGATTAAAACATCAGCGTCACCACCTGTGTTACCGCTTTCACCTTCTAACATAGCCATTTCTAAGTAGTCAGTAAATCTAGCTCTAGTATCAGCTTCAGCTTTTAAGTACCATAAGTAACCTGATTGTCCACTTTCAGAAGCAACTTCAACCCAACCAACTCTAGCTGTATCAGAACCTGATACTTCGTAGTAGTCTTTTATTATGATTGGCTTGTTAGTAAAAGATTTAAATCTTGGCTCGTTAGCTCCTCTTTGATCAGTATCAGCTGCAGAAGCATCATGATAAGTAGTACCTTTACCAAACTCAGAACCATAAACTAAAATAGTAGTAGTTAGATTAGTGTTTAAAGCGGTAATAGTAGAACCATCATAAGGCGCTACAGTAACATCATCAGTAGAAACAGCTGTAACAAGACATTTAGTAACGCCATTAGCGTCAGCTAAAATAACAGTATCATTAACTCTAATACCGTGTTGAATAGTTGTACCACCATGTGATATACCATTGTTGTTAGAATCAGCTCCATCAATGTCAGCTTGAACTAAAAATGATGTTGAGTCAGTCATTTTACCTTTGTAAGAAAGGTGTAATCTACCTTGCTCAGACCATACAACTTGATCAGCTTGCATAGCCTCTTCAGCTCCAATTTGTGATAAGAAACCTGAAATAGTTCTTGGTCCGAAAACCTCAGCTTCTTTCTCCATTAGATCTGGTAAGTATTGTTGTGCCCAGTCGTTTGCACCGGACGTAAAATCTAGATAATTTGAAGATAACGCTTGCTGTTGAGAAGCTGGCACGCTATTCAAATTATTTCCTGGTGTTAATGCCATTTTTTTAATTTTTAATTTAGTTATTATTTTCTTTTAATTCTAAACTTAAAATCAGGTCCATCATCGTTTAACACTCTAGCTTTAAAACCACTTGTGTTTACATTGTCAACGTGTGACTGCCTTGGATCCATGCTAACATTTTTAGATTTAGCAATGCTTTCTTTTAAAGCGTCAGCCTTACCTTGCTCGTAAAAATGTGTTGCTATTTGATCTGGATTCATAGCTGTAAAAAGTCCTTTGTGATAACCTTTAGCATCGTCTATTAAATTATCTTCTGTCAAAAACTTTTTGATGAAGTTGTTAATGTCTGCTTGGCTCTCTTTTACTTTTTCAGCGTCTTTTACGTTAAATCTAAACTTCTTTTCTCCAACGTTGTATTCAAAACCTTTGAAATTTTTATTGAAGATTTGATTTGTTTTGTTTTTAAAGACTTGAATTTGCTCTTCGCTTTTTAAACGATTTTGTTCTGATTCCTTGTTGTATCTATTGAAGAAATTAATTGCTTTCTGTTGTTCTTCAGTTAATCTACTTCCAGCTTTAATATCTTCATAGTATTTGGATTTTACACTTTCCAAGTGTTGCTTTGCTTGAGCAACTTGCTCCTTCATAGCTAATTTTTTTCTTTTTATTTCTTTTTCACTGTCTTCTTCTTCGTCATAAGCAAAAGTATCTTCCATAACAAAATCTATTTCTTCGTTAGATAAATGAGGTTTTGTTTGTTTGTAATACTCGTGCAACAGTGTATGATTATCCATATCAGAATAATCTTGATTTAACTTTACGTAGTCGTTAATATCACCACCTGTTTCTTCCATAAAATCAACAAGCTTTTGTATGTTTTCCGGAAGCGGCGTTCCAGTTTGCTCAGCTTCAACAATAGCCTCAACAGCTTCTTGCTCTAACTCTTCAGCTTGTTCGTTTGTTACTTCTTCAACAACGGATTGCTCATCTTGAACGGTACTTTCTCCGGTAGGTTCTTCATTTGTTGTTTCGACGTTTTCTTCGAGTATTTCTTCGCTAGCTTTGGGTTCGTCGCGTAAAGAAACCTCATCTGTGCTTTGCTCCTGAACGGCATCTTCTTTTATTTTTGGTGGTTTACTTAAATCTACTTTTATAACATTGTCTTCAATAAACTCTTCAGATGACTCGTCTAAGTTTACCTTAACAACATCTTTATCGTTTTTAATTTCTTCAACAACTTCTTCAGTTGTTTCTTTTTTGCTTTTTTTAGCCATAATATAATATAATAATAGTTAATAATTTTTTATCTAGGTCCAAATCTTGACATATCTATACTTTTATTTAATACATCATTTCCTTTAGACTCAAACGGTTTTTGCTTACTTTGCATAGCCGTTCTTTTTGTTGCTCCATCTTCTTTTTTGTCAGCTAACATTTGTTGGTTTTTTAACTCCATTTGTTTTAACTTAACGTTCATTTCATACTCAAGCATCATTAGTTGTTTTTTAACTTCAGCTTCAGCCATCATAGATTTATCATTAAGTTCTTGCCTAGCAGTTTCTAAAGCAATAGCTGCTTGTGTACCAGAGTCTTGTTTTCTTTGTTCAAACTCAGCAGCTGCTTCTTGTTGTTGTATATTAGCTTGTGCTTGAGCTTCCATATTTTCTTGTTGCATTTTTTGATCTCTAGCTAACTTTTTTCTTCTTTTAATTTTTAATAATTGATTAGCTAGTTTTACATTTTTTATTTCTCTAAGATCAATAGCATCTTCTAACTCTATGTTTTGTTGTCCTAGTGCTACTTGTATGTTCTGTTCTAATACAGCTTTTTCTTCTTCGTCTGGTGCTAGTTCTATAAATATACCAAAATCATAAAGATGTAAATCCATTAACTCAGACAGTGTTGCTACGTTGTGGGCGCCTATCTGATGTATAAATGCTTTTCTAGTTGGTGAATATTCTATAATATCAGATATTCTTAATGACAAACACTCACATATTTCTTGTGTTAAAAACAAACCGCCTTGCAGTATATGTCTTGTTGCCGTGTTACTATTAGCAGCCGCTAGTTTTTGTACTCCAACTAAAGATCTTTCAGCTGGCATGCTACCATCCCTAGCTTCATTTAATCCGGTTACATCTCTTATCATTTGTAAGTAGTAGTTATAGTTACCTATAAGTGCTTGTAATTTATTACTTCCACTACTATTTTGTATTTCTTGAATAGGTATTTTACCTGGGTTCATATCACCTTCAGAAGTATAACTTCTTCCAATTATACTACCAGTTTGAAAAAACATATTTAAAGCTTCTTGTGGATTATAGTTAGTTCCATTACCTAAATCTATTTCAGCTAAACCATCAGCATCTAAATAAACACCATCTGGCGTCATACGAGACATAACTTGCTGTAGTTTTAAATGCGTTAGCTGTATCATGTCTGCAAAACCTACTATACGCTTTACTAAAGACTCTATTCTTCCTTCGTACATCCTAGGCGCACATATAGCGTAATTCATTTTTACTTTTGTAAAATCGCTTTTAGGTCTCATCATATTTTTAGCCATACCCCACTTAAGTAGTTTTTTAGTACCTAAAACTAAAGCGCCTTCGTACAAACACTCTATTTTTCTAGACTCTTTTCTAAAATTAGGGTTTTCTTCAGGATTAAAGCTATCATCTTTTTCTATAGCTTTTTCAGCTCCACTAGACATTAGTTTTAGTTTATAAACTTCGTTCATATAAGTTTTATAATTAAAATATAAAACTTTTACCTTATTATTGTCGTAGTCATCTTCTCTATACTTATTGTATTCGTATTTACCTTGACCAGCGTTTTGATATTGAGTTATTTCTTTTAAGTCTTCTTGCGTTAAATGTGGAAACTCTTTTGTTAACTCGTTAACAGGTATAGTTTTAAGTTCACCTACATAGTATATATCTTCAAAGTATGGTGACTCAGTATGAGAATAAACTAAATTAGCAGGATCAACATATTCTATTTTTACACCTTCAGAAGTATTGTAAGAAGTTTTTACAGCGCCTATACCTAAAACAGTTAAATCATAATAAAACCTCTTTTTTGTTAAATTATATTTATTACCTTTTAGCAACGTGTTTATAGCTTGTTCTTCTGCTATTTCAACCGCTTGTTTATAATTTAACTTCATGTGTAAATCTAACTCTTCTTGAGAATCAGGTAATTGATTAGGATTACTGCTAAATAAATCCATACCAAAATTATCTTTAATAAAAGTCTTTAATTCTTTAGTACGCATATCTTCCATTATCTGGTCCATATACTCTGTTCTCTTGCTAACTCCAAAAGGATCTTGAGAGTGTGCTTTTACATCATAAAGTCTTTCAGCTATACCATTAACAACTATATCCACGAACTTAGGTATAATAGGTACTGGTCTCCAGTCTAAATTTAAATAAGACAAATCACCGTTTATAGATAATTCATCTTTATATTTTTGTATTGATTGTTCTCCACGAGCGTATAGCCTTAAGTTGTGAAAATTATTTCTATTATGTATGTATCTATTAGAATAATTGTCTTTGTCAAACCACTCGCTTTCTATGGCTTGAGCAACTTTAAGTCCGTACTCATAACTTATTTTTTCTACATCACTAACTACTTGACTTGGAAACTGCGTATACATATTAATTTTTT